ATAAAGCTGCATATAGTACTCAAATCGTGCAAATCTATTGGAAGGCAACGTAGACCCTGACAAAACAATAACATCGTATTTTCCGACCGTTATATCGTTTACTTTCCCCATTAGGTTTCCTACGTCATCATAGATAGGACTATTGATCTCCATTTCCAAAGGTCTATTGTTCGGTTGCATTAGTCTCAATACTTTCTGATCGGTATATACATACTGCACCAATCCCACTACTACTTTTGCCAATTGATTTAAGCATTCTTCTACATCATCTCGTTTGGATTTGATTCGTCTTTGTCCAAATTCATCCAAAGCTACTGTACCTTTAAATGTCTGTGGTGCTGATCCTATATCTCCCTGCATCAAAGCATAAATACCAAGGATTCTTTCAATATCTGCTTTGGCATCTGCTTCGTTCTTATATAATTCATTTGGTAAGGGTACAGGGCCAGCTACAATCGGTTGTCCCAATTCAGGATCAAACTCAATGACGGCTGTACCTGCTTTTCCCCATTCTGCTTCCAAATGAGCTTTGTCCATACTACCACGAGGAATTAAGAGTTTTACATTCGTAGAACTCGATGCATGTGCTACAATCAGGGAACGTATCTTATTGATATACTCCTGTAGTCCTTTTACCAGTCTTACGTCACTTAACGGATATGGATTACGGTTAAAACCGTTCATAAAAGGAACAATTGGATACTCCTCAATAGGGAGCACCACACTAAATAACTCTACATCTCCAACACTTACAATTTGCTGGATTTGTGTTAATTCTATCTCATTGACTAAAATACCACCATCATCAATTAAATGTTTTTTGGTTAGTATATCAATGGTAGATGTACTATTCGGAATAGAACCTGCATGCTCTTCTCCTGCCATAGGAGTAGGTTGCCCTGTATTCATATCCATCATTAAGTGATACGTAGTACCTATTTGTTCTGCTATCTGCATATACACACTAACACTTTTCTTATCTGTGTATACCGATTGACCTTCTGCATTGGTCAAGATTACAATAGGCTCTTTTGTGTACTCTTCATAGTCTATTTGATTCAATACTTTTTGTTCATCACTTAAGGGATCGTATATTTTAAAATAAGGATCTTTTACTTTCGTATATCGTTCAAATAATTCTAATTCTCTTTCCCCTGTAATAGAACTCCCTGTCATTCTGCGTTTCATGGTAACGTCTTCATTCCGAAGTCCATATCGTGATCCTGCATCCATATTAATATGACTGGTTTCTGCTGCTTGTTTTATCTGCTCTGCAAATTCAGGGTAGTACTCAATCAAATGAGCTTCCGATACTAGCTTTCCAACGATCATATGTGCAGCATCTCTGCAAAAAGGATCTTTGGACGTAGGATCAATAAAAAGTTCTAATGGGTCTATAGATGTAAGCTTAACCTCACCAGATCCAAAATCTGCATCTGGGTCGATGTGTGCCATCATTACCCCCATTCCTTTAACATAGTAATCGTCTATTGCTTGTTTCAGTTCTACATTCCCATTAGAATTATCCCATATATAGGCCATAATATCTGAAAACATTCTACCGACCTTTGCATCGCTAGTCTCTCTAGCAGTCGATTGGAATTTAGGGGAGTTTGCAGTCAGCATTGCCTTGGCTTGCTCTACTGCTGAATATACTACATTTACAACCAATGGCTCTTGTGCTCGTTGTCGTAAGGCACGTACCTGATCGTCTGTCCATTGTTTGCCGTTACGAAACTCATTATCTTCTACAGCTTGCTTTGCCCAATTCTGTCTGGCAGAACTGTAATCAGATAATAAATCTTGTGTTAATTGTACTTCATCGGTCTTAACGGTATTCTTATGCATGCAGAAAGGGGTTTTAGTGTGTTAAACGTTTACTTTAATTAAAAGTTCCATACTATGCTATCTTCCAACTTATATCATCTTCAATGTATTCTTGATAAGATGGTTGCTTTACTGTGCGTGTTTCTTTGTGTACAGGTGCAAAACATTTTTTAGTCGCATAGAACAATCCATCTAATAAGTCATCATGTTTCCCTCTAGGGTATAACAGCAACTCATCTTTTAATTCTTCCATCGTTTCCATCATATACATCTTTTTTTGAGCAAAGTAGGGTTGCATAGTTTCCAGTCTAGAAGATTTACTGGTTCTAGGACTCTCTTTGATTTCCAATCCAGAAATAAATATCTTTTCTTCATCACAGCGTTGTCGTAAGTATTCTCGTAGCATTTCCTGATAGCCTACACTCTCTACTCGTACTTTGACAGGTTTAAACATTTTAAAATACTCTATAATGTTTTCTGCAAGTTGCATGGGAGTTGCCCTATTACGGTAATACTGGAGAATATACCTGTTGTTGTTTTCGTCTACCGCTACTGGCATAATTACAGAGTAATCTGCTGTCTTACGGACTGAAGAAGCAGGATCAACTCCCATAAACACATTAACAGGTATGGTTTTTTCTTTATTTTTTAAATAATGATATCCATCGCTGTCGATTTCTAATTCATAGTCATGATATTGAATATAATCCAGTTTAAACAACTGATCTTCATCTCCAATAATCTGGCACATGTATTCTCTGTAGAACACAGAGCTACGTCCTATGGACTCTAATTCTTCTTTTTTCTGTACTAATTTTTTTATAGGCTGCCATTCTTCCCATAATGCTTTATTTTTTACAATGCTGGGACTAAAATGCATATTGTGCCATCCCTTCATTTCTTTTAGTATTTCTACCATACATCGTTGGTGTTGTGGTGTACCAATAACAATAATCTTACCTTTTTTAGGGTCTAGGGAGGGAACAGCACTCTGTAATAGCCATCGTAGATTGGCTTCCATAGCTTCAGCGGTCTTCGTATTATTCTCATCTTCAGGATCGTCTACAATAATCAGCGTTGGTCTTTGACTTCCCACCTTAATTCCACGTAACTGTTGACCTGTGCCTTTGCATATAATCATGGAACCGTCTTTTAATTCAACTTCGCTTTTTGCCCACTGCCGTGCACTGTGCTGTCCCCAATATCCGTATATTTGACGAAAGGTTGTACTATACTCTATTGTGTCTTTAATCGTACCCAATAGTTTAATAGCATGATCCTGTGTTCTAGATACCAGTACAATAAGTTTTGCTCCACTATGGTTCATGATGTGGTAAAGGGGATATACACCACCGACTATAGAAGACTTAGCATGACCACGTGGAGCGATAATATTAATTTGTTTGTTGTCTTCTTCACATAAAGCATCTGCTATTTTGTAATGAAAATCTGGGGAAGGAGCCGAAAACATGTTTGGCATAATAACCTTACCAAACATAATCATATTTTGAACCAGTTTGTCTTTTATATATTTTGTATGATCTTTCAATTAGTTCAATTGATCTTTAAACGTTTCGTATTGATAACCTAGTGCTTCTATTTCTCGTAAAGCATCTATAGCATAACTAGCCATCCAAGCAGAGTCTCCTTTTTGCATAATAGCCAATACATGCAATGCACGTACTGCAGCATCCAATTGCTCTGTTTTTAAAGCATTTTCTGTTACTCCTTGGTAATCTAGTTCTGGATCATTCAGGTCGTTCATCTTCTTCACTCTTTCTTTGCAAGGTTAGCCGTTTATCTTCTTGTGCTATGGTATCGGCTATCTGTTTGGTGTAATCCACTTGTATCGTATCGGTTATCATCTTTTTATTTGGCTTCATTTCCAATAAATCCATTAAATAGTCGTTTGCCTTTAGAAAATTGTTTACATCCCCCTTTTCTTCGGACATTTTTAGAGCCAATACAATGTTATCTACAGCAAACTCTTTGGAAATACTCTTTTTAGCCAATATTTCTTTTAATTTTTCTTCTACCATCTTTTTTGCTACCCTTTGTTTAAGGAATCTGCGTACCGTTGCAATGGGGATTTTCTGGTCAGGTCTATATATCTTACCAAGAGTGTTGTAGTCCACTTTTCCATCTGCAAGGAGCATCTGTGCATAGGCGGTAACAGTATTTTTAGCACGTGTTGTTCCAGCTTCTTCCTGATCCCATGTACGTTTAGGGTTGGTCTTACTATATACTCCGTATTTATGGTTTTCTTCAAAATTTATTTTGGTAAAACGACTAGTCCAACCCACTCCACAAGTAAGTTTGACAAATGTCTTACATTGTCCCTGCTTATCTGTATAATTGTTTCTAGCGTAGCATACAGCCACGTAATCATCATCGGTGATTGCATACTTCCCCACTTCAGCATCCTTCCAATAGACATAATCCATTTTTTGTTGATCAGCTTGCTGTTTAGTAAGTATGTCATAATATGCTGTTTTACCTTCAATTCTTCTTTTAATTCTCATTTCCCCTACTATATAGTTATCATTACTATATAGTAATGCATTACTATATAGTAATTCATTACTTTATATAAATAATTACTATATGGTTAATCCATACTCTCCTTTTTTGGAGAGTGTCCTAATTTTTGTGCTACTATTTTGGATATGATTTCATATTCAGCTTCCATTTGGTCAGCAGTAGCATTTTGTTTGGATACAAAATATTCATACTCTTCATCTGTCATTACTTTTTCGTCCCACGTACCTGTAGACAGGTTAAATACTTCGTATACTCTCTTTAATTTAGTCTTCATCTTAAGCATTACTTTAAGTTAATACATTTATTTAACTATCTAAAAGGTATTTAGTTCCAAGTACGTATTCAGAAAATAGCTGTAGACTGTGTGTGAGAGACACATGTTGTTACTACCCCCCATGTTATCAGGTTGGGTTGGTTGAAAACGGTTGAGTTCATTGAATTAGTTTCATTACAATGTGTCTATCGACCCAGTTACTTCTACATATACACTCACTATACACACACATACAGCCACTACATATACTAATCCATACTGTATGCAGGAGCACTACTGCTTCCTTTATATATGGCTATGTTGCCATCACTAACCAATAACGTAGGAGTTACATCATGAAGAGAACAGAAAAAGAATCACAACTGGTAAAAGAATACCGTAAGAAATATGGTTCTTTACCAACGGCAATCTTGTCATTGCATAGTTTAGTTAGAAGTTTAAAACAGCAAGTAGGAGTGACAAATGGATAAAGCTAAAGATACGTTAGCATTTATTGGCTGGTTCACATTAGGAACTACTGCAATAGCTGTGGAGAAATGCTATAACACAGGTAAACATATCAAATCAGAACTGGATAATAATATGCCACAAGATCTGGTTAGATATACTATCACAAACATCAAAGCAAGGATGCAACATCATGGTAAGACTACTGAATCTGTTGCATAATGCAGTCATTATCGTAGTATGTAGCTTTCTTGCTACCTCTATGATAATGGGTATCAGCTTGGTTATCTGGCTTCTCTTTGGAGTCAGATAACTATAAATCACTTACTAGGACTGCTTCCTTAATCTTTGGCTATTCTAGCCAATACCTAACCAAATAACAAACGTAGGAGTTACAAATGAGTACAATAAAACAAATCATAGAAAAGAAATTCAATAACCATACATGGTTTGAGAAGTCTTGGCAAAATAAAGACGGAGATTGGCTTAACGATAGAGTCAATATTGATGAAATAGCCAAGTGTAAAGACGATAAAATCTTCTTTAACATGTGGACTTCTTTAAAAGAGAACGGAGATCACGAGGCAGAAGTAAATGCACAGTTAGACAGACTAATAGAAAATAACCTTTCAGTCATAACAAAAACTTTACTAAAAGTTAAGACTAAGAAAGGCTTTCTTGAACGAGTCATGATAGCACGACCGTTAACCAGTACAACATCATAACAAACAGAGGCTACTTGGGACATCCTGAGTAGCCTTTTTTTACGTAAAAGGTGTGCTTCGCACCCTACTTTATTAAAAGTAATGAAACTAAAGTTTTCCTTAAAAATAGGAGCAACAAGCACTACAAAAAGTAACAATAATGTGTAATTACATACTTTCTAATACATATTTAGTGTAAATAAAAGAAATAAGTAATTGCTAAAACTAAAGATATGCTTTATAATATAAAGCGTATAAAAGGGGATTTATGAACAATTCAACAGTTATAAAATGGGTACAAAACACAGATGTACCTATTGCCACAATTGCTAACAATACAGGCATTTCCAGAAAAACTCTACACAATATAAAAGCTGGCAAACCAGCAAGAACAAGCACTTTAAAGAAATTGTATCTAGTTTATCAGGATCAAATTAATTTGTCAAATACAACACTAGAATTAAAAGGTACTAACATGAACGTAGATGATTTCTTTCAAGAAACAAAAACAGATAACAGTATTGATGCAAAATACGTTATTGAATTACAAAAAGAACAATTAGAACAAAAAGATTCTGAAATAGCACAGTTGAAATCTATGTTAGCAGAAAATCCGTTTGAAAATACAGCATTTGATCAAATTAAAGCAGATTTTATTACATCAGTAGAAATGAAATTTAATTATACAGGTATGCAAAGAAGAATAAATCAAGTAACTGGATCAGATATATTTACAAAGTATTTATTAATGACTAAAAAAGAAATAGACAAAACTTTTTGTTGGGGAGAATGGTTTAAGCAAGATGACCATCCATGTGATAAGATAATAGATAAGGAATGTTTACAAGAAATTAAAAAAGCTTCTAAAACATTTCCTGCATTATTTAACTCTATGAAATTCTTTGTAGGGAACTTTTATCATACAATACCTATTGTATACAATGTAAATAATAAAAAACTAATTACCCAATGTGCTGTTAAGATACATTGGACTGAAAAACCTATTCGCATTGAAACTAAATCAGTGATTTTGAATAAAGATAATGAATAAATAATCAAGGGAAGTAGTACTGGCTATACTGCTTCCTTTATCTCTGCTTAAATAAACGTAGGAGTTACATATGGTTTGCAAACACCATCCAAATACACCTCTTGAATGGCAAGAGGTACAATCACAAACAACACACCCATTTACAGGTGAATCTATACTTACCTATCAGGACGTTGAATATTGTCCTGATTGCTTTGAAATAGCCACCGTTACAGGTACATGGAAACATGACCTTGTACTAACCCAAAATGAACAAATCGAAAACGATATATCACAATATGTCGAATCCAAAGCATCATAAAGGAGGAATTATGCCAACATTATTTACAAATCTATTAAAAGATAATAATCTAGTAGCAACAGCAAATGACTCATTAGCAGAAGCACGTAATGAATTACATAACCTAATGCAGCTACGTGACGATTTAGAAGATGAAATACATTGCAATGAAATTAAAGATCCTATCATAACAAGATTAACCAATTCTATGATACCAACTTTAGAAAAAATAGACAAGCTATTGTATTTCGCTGAAAAAGGAAACGTATATGGAAAATGATTTTATACGAGACAAGCTATGTAAAGAAGTATTTCCAGAACTCGATGCCATGCTAGACAGAGAATCAACTAACATCATGTCAGAACTAAATATATCTGTATC